GGGCTATGCAAATTATTATTGTTCTTTTCCCGTTTTCGCTGTAAAATGCTGGCGAAAGGTTGTGATTATGTGAACATCATAATTTGCCCGTTTGTCAATGATCGCTGCGCATTAAATTGCATGTTCAGGGGTAGGTTTTTATCCGATGAGGGTAGGATTGTCACATATTGCAAAATAAAAACCCAACTGGATAAAATTGATCAAATGGAAATCCAGCTAAATACATTGCTCGGTCAAGCAAAGAAAAGCGAATCAACCTTACCCGTCGTTCCCCCGCCCGCCGAAGTAAATCCAGATTGTCCCGAACTCGGAAATGATAAGCAGAGCGATTAAGGCCCAAAATATCCAGTCGTGAAACATGTCATGGCTCCTTTCTTGTTGTTGCCGAGTGGGCTATTTCGTCCCTACCACGCCGCCGTACCGATGGTAGTTGACGAATGCGCGGCGGGGTATAACGAACTTTGCCTTACCAATCACATAGCCCCATGGTATGCCGTTTCTGATCGTTTCCCGTACGGGCTGTGGCTTGCATCCGAGATACTCGGATACGACCATCGGGTCGAGAAATTCACCGTCCGTCTTTTCCAGATCGTCAAGGGTTAACTTCATATGTGCCTCCCTTAATACTCCACGCCCAGATAGGCGCATATTTGCTTTGCCGCGCTGTCGTTGATTACATGACCGTTGATTACATTGCAAAGCACCGTGTAATTCAGTCTGAGTATTTGCGCGAGTTCCTTCTTGTTCATGCCCTTATCTACAAGGGACTTTTCACATTCCTTCGCCCAAACGGATATATTTTTCAAGAAATCACCTCATTTCCCGCCATATTTTGTAAAAAGGTATTGACTTTCAGTAAAAGCGGAATTATATTAATAGTGTTGTGTATAAATATGTCCCCGCCTCACTTTGTGAAAGCCACTTTTCACAAGGCAATTTTTCTATACCCGAATTTCAATAACCCTATGTACAGTATTATAATCTGACAATATATCAGATGTCAAGTATATTTCTGAAGATATTTCAGATTTTATTTATTATAAGGCGGTGATATAAATTGTTGAATATAATTAAAGTCGAGCAGCTCATAAAAGAAAATCAATGGAGTAATGCCAGCTTTTGTAAATTTTTTGGAATGTCACATTCATGGATAACTGATATGAAAAATGGAAAAGGAATTCCTAATGATAATGATGCTATAATAAAGTTAATCGCAGACAGACTTAATGCCTCCGTTGATTATTTAACTGACAAAACGGACATAAAAAATAAGCCCACCGCACAAGGCGACGAGCTTATAGAGAAAAAACAAAAATTAATAAATATTATGGGCAAGCTTTCGGAAGAAAATCAGGACAAGATTCTGGAACTTGCTCAAATGTATATAGATGCTGAGCAACATCTAAAAGATAACAAATAAGGGCGTCTTGATTATTGGCTTCTGTTATGATAGCTTCTAAGCAAGCGATTTTTTCTTCACTCATATGTACCCCCTCTTTCGTTTGCGCAACTCCCTCGTATTTTCAATAATAGAACATATGTTCGAGCTAGTCAAGCGTTATCTAAAATAAAACCACGTTAACCACCGGCTTATCAGAAAAATATCGCGGCCCTCCGGCCGCACAAAACACTTTGCAACTGGCTGCCATTTTACAGGCCCTTTAGTTTTGCGTCGCCGATTTTCATCGGTTTTGCCGTATTCTGTTAATATTTAACATAAATTACGCTATTACTATATATTGATTTGTAAATATAATCAAGAATATTTTGTCAAATTTAGTCGAGAAAATTATATAATAATAATGCGCGTTTTTATTTGACGTGTGGGAAAGGGCTATTGTGGACGCGAACAGCAACCGCCGTACTCGCGCAAACGGGCAGGGAACGGTTTTTAAAATGCCTAACGGCAAATGGCGCGCCGAGGTCACGCTCGGCTGGAATGACATCAAAGACCGTGATGGCAAAGTTATCAAGCGCACGCGCATCGTCAAGACAAAATCCGGCTTCAAGCTGAAAAAGGACGCTATAGCCGCACTGTCTGAACTCGGTCACAACTCGCCCGGAATAAATAAAAGTATTAAAGTCAACGAACTTTACAGCCTGTGGAGCGCGTCGCACTTCGGCAGGATAACAAAGCCCACCGAATACGGTTATGTATCGGCTTACGAGCATTGCAGAGATTTGCAATATAGGATTTTCACGGAGCTTAAAACGCAGGATTTGCAGGAAGCGGTTGACAAGGCAAAAACCTTTCCAAGGACAAAGGAGGATAAACCCGTAGCGCTCGGCAGGCGCGCAAAAGCGGACATCAAATCACTGCTTACAAATCTGTATAAATACGCCACGGAGAACGACTACTGCGACAAAAACTATGCGCAGTACATCAAGCTCCCACCAAAGCCAAAAAGCAAAAAGGACGCCTTTACAAGCAAAGAGGTAGACGCACTCTGGAAAGATTATAAGGCGGGGAATCAGTTTACAGGGTACATTTTAATTATGATATATACCGGTATGAGGTTTGGGGAGCTTGCAAAAATTGAAAAGGAAAACATACATCTGCCTGAAAAATACATGATCGGCGGCATAAAAACCAAGGCGGGAATTGATCGTGAAATACCGTTGTGCGATAAAATCATTCCTATTGTTTCTGTCTTTTATCTGGCGGGTGAGAAAAAAATACTTGAAATGCATGAGAAAGTATTTTATAATAAGTTTTACGAGACTTTAGAAAAACTCTCTATAAGGAAGCTCAATCCGCACTGTTGCCGTCACACCGCCGCCACGGCATTGGCCGATGCAGGAATCCAACCCGCCATAATAACCGCCATACTCGGGCATGAGGATTACAGCACGACGCTTAATTACACGCACATTCCCCTTGAAGAAAAAATAAAGGCGGTCAACCTCATTTAAAAGTAGGAGTAGGCAGTAGTAGTAAAGTAGTAACGCAACGGGAACTATATTTGGACTTGGATGGGACTTAACAGAAAACGGGAAACCCGCAAAGTACTGAAAATACTAAGAAAATACCAACTAAATACCAAACCGGGGTGTAGCGCAGCTTGGTAGCGCGCATGGTTCGGGACCATGAGGAATTTCCCGCCATTGCTGAGTTTTTGAGGCATAAAGTAGTAGTAAAGTAGTAGTAGAAACAAACAAAGCCGGAGCTTAATTGCTCCGGCTTAAAAATATTTTAATTATTTTTACAAAAGTCCTTGACAATACCCTATATAGGGTATATACTAAAGACAGTTAAGAGAGCTAAAAGGGAGCGGTTAAGATGACAATGCAAGATATTTTAGATCGGGCCGAAAGGTACGCCGACGATTATGAGGTCGTTGCAATTCGCACTCAGGAGCAGCCTTTCGAACTCGGCAGCATCTCGCATTGCTCTAAGGTCTGGATTGACGGCAACGAAACGGACGAAGAAATTGACGGCATCTCGGCCACATCAATTACAAGTAGCGCAGTCAAAAAGCACAGCGACGATCACGGGTTTGATTATTATTATGGGCATTACACGGCTATCGTCTGCGGCAACGACTATGAGCGCGGAGAGGACATCGGAGAGGTAATAATCAAGGGCGCGGTTGTTGTTGAAATACTAAAATAAGGTGGGAACAGATAAAGTGATAAAATATAAGGATTGCATTAATCCGTACTCTGATTTTGATTGTAAGGAATGCAGCTTATCAAATTACGGGATGGATTGCCACAATAAAAAAATATATTTCAGCAAAATCAAATCTGCACGCGAAGTTCGCGGCTGGTCCCAACAGCAACTTGCCGATAAGTCCGGCGTGTCAATTCGCACCCTGCAAAAGTATGAATGCGGCGACAACGATCCGGCAAACGCTCAAGCAAAAATCGTTATCGCGCTGGCCGAAGCGCTGGGCGTGGAGCCAAAAGAATTGATATAAATAAAAAAGGGGGCCGGTTGGCCCCCTACTTTATATCCACGCCCGCGCCGTCCTCAGCGCTCCATGTAACCGTAAGCGCTGTTTTTATTGTGTCGACCAGCGCCCGCAGTGGCACATATGTAACGCCGTCAATAAGCTTCGCGGCAACCTCCTGTGTGCCGACCTTGACGGTCGTATCTGTAATAACCATATGGGCTTCCTCCTTCCATGGCGGCATTACGGGCGGGTAATACCCCTGTAAAATCATTGTGCTCGTAAAGCTGTAATTCATGCCCGACCACTGGAAATGCGGCTTGTCGGGAAAACTTGCCCAATCGCCGCCCCACTCAAAACCTATCTGTTTCCCGATCGCCGCACAACGGGCGAAAAAAGCGGCATCCGAATATTCCTGTCCTTTCACGTTTTTGCAGATGTCAAAAGCAAGGCCGACGCCCTGCGCGTGGAAGGACGGCGTTTTCGCTTTGGACGTGCCGATGGAGTAGCAGTACTCTTGATATTCCTTGTCGCGCGCCGTGCCGGTGATGAGCACGGGCAAGCCCGCAGCGGCACAACGAGCAAGCATGATTTTGCAGTTTGCGGCCACGTCCGACCGAAGATCATCAATATTCCGGCTGTTAATCATCCGGCAACCTCCATGTCTTTTCAACGCTGAGATAATACGCTGCGGTATGTGGGTGATTTTCTCCGACCGTATCGTACAAATCCTGCCCGATTTTGCAAAGATTGGTTAGTTCGCGCCATGCGGTATCAGGTTTGGGAAGTTTGATGTAGCCCCAGCCGGTATATTGATCAAACCCAACCGTTCCGGCGTCTATTCTATGCGACTTAAAAAATGCTTTCATTTGGTCTGCGCTTATAGAATGTCCTGCTCGGCCAATCACCAATTCGTTGACCTTTGCCGCCTGTGATTCTACAAATGGGCATGCGCACGATGTGCCGTCAAACGCTACAAGCTCCCCTGCGTCGTTTAAATAATGGAGGTCTGCGAATCCGGAAAACCAAACATTTTTTGCCTTTGCCGTGTAGTTTTCGACAATGACCTTTCCATTTTTAAGGCTTACTGCGCCAACGCCGATATTATATGGAAGGTCGATAAGCGAGTTGTAATATGCGTCCGCTTTATCTCCGGAAGACAGAAATATGGAACAGAATTTTGTAACCTCCGTCATGCCGTCAACGGGATCGCGCTTCGCTCGATACGATTCACTCCGGCCCGCTGTGTCCGGTTTGTGTTTGAGCATGTACGGTAGCGAGTATTTGCGCATGTTTTCATCCGACTTGTCCAATATGACAATACGGCGTTTCGGCAGGAATGTATGTACTATCATAGCGTGACAATACCCGTGATCGCTTTTATCCGTTTCGATTTTCCGCGCATCCGTAGCCATGCCGCCTAAAGAGGGCTTACCCGTGTCAAAACCCTCAAAGGCTACAGACAGCCCGCGTTCGCCCTCATATTTGTGCCACTTGTCAAGACCGGTAAGTTTTAATATTTCTTCGTTCATCATTTCATAAGCTTGTTTTATTTGTCGGATTGTTTATAACCCCGAATAACGTCAGCATTTCAAGAATCGCCGTGGCCACGCCCTGAAATATATCCGATGTGATGCCGATAGCGTCCCATCCTCCGACGAGGCCGACAATCGCAACGATCTGCGATATGACCGCCGCCCACATGACATAGGATTTCCAACGGGATTGCGTGGTTGTAACAGATGTTGACATAATTTTTACTCCTTTATGATTTAATTTTTAGCTTCGATAATTTCATCAATCCTGTGATGCGCGGATTTTGTGGATGATTCCACGACCACCATGCGTTCCACCAGTCCATTGTGCTTATCGACCTTGTTTTCCAAGCACTGAATCCGGTAATTGGTTAATTTGTTTGCCTCGCGTATTCCAGCCCTCGACCCTATGAGGGTGCCGACAAGGGATAACCCGGAAACTATTATGGCAACAATTATTGTGGCGGTTATTTCGCTCATGGCCTACACTTCCCTTGCCCGTTTAATCTCATCAGTCTGCGCCTGCGTAATGTATTTTAGCTTTACGAATATCTTTAAATTAAAATCTTTGTATATGCCCGCGCGGTATAAATCGCGTATAATGTGATATCTCATAATCACCTCACAAAAAATCATTATAATATGTTGTAATTATCCAAAATAGCGTTATAATAAGCTTAAAAGGAGAGGATTTTAGTGAAAAAAAATATAAGAAGCTTTGTTGCCGGAATTTTAACCTGTTTACTTTTTATTTCTTTTATTCCGGTCGCGCGCGCGGTCAATGAATATATATGCACAGTGGTGAGCTATCCTATTTTGATTAATGGGACGAAATACGAAAATTCGAAAAACCCCGCGCTAAACCATAACGGCACCACATATGTGCCGCTTAAGGGCGTGCTGGAGGCTGCGGGGTTAACCGTAGCGTGGAATGAAAGCTTAAAACAGGTGGAAATTGTGAGTGAGAGTCCGGAAGTCATATCTATGCCAGCCGACGAAACAACAAAAACAATGGCGCAGCAGGCAAGGGATGGGGAAATACCAGAAACTATAACAACGCCCGATGGAGTGATTGCAAACTGTTTAACGGACGGGTATTATATAAGCAAGACTGCATTTAACGATGCATATGAAGAAACAGATTATTCGTTGAAAGCTCGCCCCGTTAATGGAGACCCGATTTGGGCGATATATAAAGATAATATTATTATGTTAGATAACGTTGAAATAAAAGATTATAACTGGATCGAATATGATTATTATTGTGACAAGATTTTGCCATTATTGAACTAAGAAATGGAGTCTATAATACCATTTGTAACGTGTATTGTCTGAACCGCGGTTGTGCTTATAGTACCTGTAGTACCAGAGGCTTTAAGCGTACCAGGAGTAAAATCATATATACCATAAAAATCAATACTACTCGGTGCATCTATATAGGCCACGTCAGTAAGCTTTAAGCTGCTTGCAGATACATTTAACCCGGTCGGCGGAGATCCAGAGGAATCAAGATAATTCCCGATTTGTGCAGAGCCGTTAAAATACATCGTTTTTAGCGCAGTGGAACCAGCCTCTCCGAGATGCAAACTGTTTCCTATCGTGGCATCTGCGGTAATCGTTATATTTGCGGCCGTTATGTCGCCCCCCGTCATACTTAGATTTGAGGCCGTAACCGCTCCGGACATTGTTACCCTAAACGGAGCGCTTGCAAACAAAGCGCTTCCTAAAGATATCCCGTTTGTGTTGGCCTTAAATATGTTGTTTCCGGAGCCTATTGCAATCGTAACGCCTGTAATTGCCGTTCCGTCTATTGTGCCGCCGGATATGGCAGACGCCGTAATGGTCGATGCCTCGACCGCGCCCGTAAACACCGCATCTCCGGCGAGATACAGCTTTGCCGTATTTGTGGCCGTATCTACTGCGACATAAAACACAGCGGTATACGAAGCCGTTGCACTCGCTTTTAGCTCGATTGTGATGCCGTCCGTGGCGTTCATGGTCGTTTTGACCATTGCGTCCGACCGTTCCGCGACAAACCCATTATCCGGGCCTATGGAAACGCCGTTGTAAATGGTATTTTTGCCGACAGTGGTTGTTTTTATATTGGTCAATGTGTCGGTCAAATCGTTGACGTAATCGCCGATTTCAACCGTACCCTGCATTCGTTGCAGGGGATTGTATGTATTTTTGACAATGCGGGCCGATACATCAATGTCCAGATCATCGTCAAGCACATGGATTGTATCGCCAAGCTCGTAGTGTTCAAGGGCGCTATAGCCCTTGTCGATATAGCCCTGTTCGTATTCAAGCTCTGCGGCTGATACCTCATATGTCACCGTCGGGCTTCCGTCATCTTTTAATGCCTGATAATCGACCGTTACTGCCGCTTCGGATATGTTTTTGCGGTATCTGAATTGTACGCCGTTGTCCGCGCCCCTGTGGGTCAAGAGCGACACGGCGTATTTATCAAATTCCAGCTCGCCGACGTACAGCGCCGCCAGATCGAGCATAACGCCTTTGGCCGTGATCGGCTCGTTGACCGTGAGCGTTTCATTGGCTGTCGTTGTAAAAGTTCCCAAGGTAAACGATGCCGACAGGGCCGTATTGACCGCCGATATCAGATAAGTAAACGCCGCGGACGCCAAACCCGTAAAGGTAAACCCTGCGGTAAAAACGACATTTAAAAAATCGTAACTTACATGTTCGCATGTTGCGGATATGGTTATTCCATCAACCGCGCGGCTTTTGACCGTTCTCATAATGTTGAAATAATTGTCTTCGATTTCGACCTTATGTCCGTGATATATTTCCGCTGATTTCGTGCCGTCAATGGCGGCCATAAAATCAAATGTAAAAGCGCCGTTGATTTCTTCTGAAATCTCGGCGCTTGATACATCTTGAAGGATAGATAGCGTTTCGTTTGCTGAATTTAAGATTTTTATCATGGAATCCCTCCAAATTTGTATTTATAGCCAAGTTGTCCGTTTGTTTGCCATAGATGTTAAAAAACATTCATCACAACATCGTCAAAATAAATGTTGCCGACCCCGCCTGTAAATACTAAGTATAATTTTGTCGTTCCGGCGGGCATTGATATGATATTATTCAAGCAATAAAAATTCCAACCGATTTGATTTACCGTAATTGAAAAAGCATAACCAATTTGTGTGCCATTATTATCTTGCGCCACCACCCCAACATATCCGCTTTCTCCTGCTTCGGCGTATCCCCAACATGATAAAGTTAAACGCTTGCCGCTCCACTGTCCGATAAATGTAGTGTCTGCCGTTGCGCCTACTGGAATCAGCAAGGAATAGGTGCCATCCTTTGCTTTCGCGGATGAAATTGCAGCGCCACCGGATAAGGTTAGCCCGTATGGGGCGGCTTCAAAGCCATATGACGGTAAAAGATTAACGGTTTGGGATATATTAAGCGGAGCAGCCTGCGAGTATGTGGGTATATTTTCAGCGACTACATTTCCGCCTCCCTCAACCAAGCAAAAATCATGATATGTATTTGCGTACGAAGTAATGCTAACCATTGGCGGGGACAACAAAACATTGTGAAGAGCCAGCCCGCCCTCTGCGACATCGGGATTTACATAAAATAACGCATGCGTAACGTCCCCTTGGCACATTATCTCACTGTTGGATATGTTTAGCATTGCGCCATCGCCCTGTAATTTAAACCAATAATCAGCATATGTTAAACTTTCAAAATGGCAGCCATTGCATGAAATTTTTGCGCCGTTGAGCAAATCAAAAATGGTATCCGAGTAATCGAAAGAACAGCTATCGAATGTCATAAGCCCTTCCGCCACAGCGTTATAAACCGCGAGATTAGTTGCGCCGTCAATCCCGCCGCCTAAAGTAGTGCCGAAAAAGCTGTGCCGTTCAAATCCTTGAACAACTCCGGTCGGTACATATACATCATATTGACACCCAATTGCTCCGCCGATAAAAATAGAGTTAAATGTGAATGCGCCCAAATAAAGACCATACGTGAACCCGGTTATGTATACATGCGACATTTGGACCATGGAAACGCTTGCGCGGTTATCCATTACGCCCGATGGGTTAAGATCAAAGCCCAAAAGTTTGATCGCAATGGCATTTGCGCCGCTTTTCCAATTTAATTTGAGATTGCGGATTTCGTTACAGCTTTGCCCCCATATGCCTGCGTATTGATTGGGTATTGTATCGCTATTGTTTGGGACGAAAGAATTAACAAGGTTTAAACAAACCGCACCGCCGTCAGACAAAATCGTCGCGCCGTTACCGTCGACAATCACGCAGTTTACGTCTATGTCTATTGTACTTGTTGTACGATAAATGTTTGTCGGAAAAAACAATACGCCCTTCCCGCTTGTGCTGCTTAATATTGCGTCATGTGCTGCCTGGATTGCTGCGGTATCATCTATAACCCCGTCACCTACCGCGCCATAATCTAAAACATTATAGATGTATAATTTTTCAATCTTGTTGCCCAAATAACTAAAATTATCGTTTAGCGGTTGCGCCTGTATTTCGCCGCTTATTGTTGATAAACCCATAAAGTCACTTCCTCATGCTGTAGTTATTGTAAAGTTTCCCCAACGCTTATTGATTGCCGGAGTTGCCGGAGTATTTCCAGACCTCAGCCCGACATAACTCCCCTTTACGTCTCCGTCTCGAATGCTTATATAAGTAACCTCATCGACTTTTATTATTATTTCTGTTCCAACCGTGATAATCTTGATATTATATTTTTGACCGTTGTTGGTCGCAAACGCCTGAGAACCCAAAGCGGTAAATACGGTATTAATTCTTTTCCAGATGGCAACATCGGTCCCGTTTATTCGCATCATATAGTGGTTGGCTGATGGGGTGTTGGCCTCTCCCTTGCAAACCATACCTATGTTTGCATCTGTGACCCATAAAAAGTCACAAGAAACAATAACATCATTGGTTGGTAGCTTATGATTTAGAAATATATACGATCCCGAATCTCCCTCAGCAGAAGTATATGCCATGTGATTTGCTATTCCAAAAACGGCCGCCGTTGTAGCTGCCGCAATGGGATCGCCCCATTTTTGGCCGGTATCTGAATAGCCTATATTTAGTGCATTATCAGACCGCGTAAAGGAATCATAAGCCAACAAAGAAGGTCTAACGCAAGAATAAAGCCGTGGTAGTTTGGCGGGAAGTATAATATTCGTAGCCATTAAAGCAGCACCGCCCTTATAAATCCAATTCTTTGATCAAAACATAATTTGTAACTGTGGCCGTCACCGCGGCGGTCAGTGTCAGCCTTATGATGCCGCCCTTGTTTACGCTGTATAGCCCCTGTACCTGCGCGCCTTTTGCAGATACCGTCACTCCGGCAGTTATCGCCGTTGCCGGAACGACAAACGAAACCCCAATGTCTGCATTGAAGCTGGTTGCGCCTGCGCTGATCGTCTTATAAAGTGTCGCCGTTATGTCGTACGGGCCGTTATTGGTGACAAAAACTTCATGCGACACCGTCGTTGCTGTGCCGATGGCGCTAAGCGTCAGCGTTTGAGAAGCTGTTGCGGTCGTGCCGGAAGACCATGTCGCCGTGCCCGAATATACAGAGCCTTGATTAACTGCAAATTTCCCATTCAATATTACGGTACCATTCCCGGAAAAATTAACGGTGGCGGTTCCGGATATGACGGCAGTAACATTGCCAGAAATTGCTACAGTCCCGCTGCCTGAAAAATTTACCGTTGATGTCCCGGATATTACGACGGTAGACGTTGCTGTCAACTTGACGCTTGCCGGTGTCGCTCCCGTGAATATTTCTGTGCCGGATGAATTATAATTTGTCTTTCGCGTTGCACCGTTTGCGCCCTGTACTTTCTCATATGATGCGCCGGTCCAATACTGCGGAACGGGGCTTAAGGGTTGACTGCCGTATGCTATTGCTTCCCTCGTTAATGTATCTGCCATGCAAATACCTCCTTATAACCATCTGATGTCAAAATCGAATGTGACTTCTGCTTGCGGGTTTGTGCCATAAAAAAAGAAGCCGTTTGCTCCAACCTCTAAATTCAAAAAATCGCCTGTCATTTTATGCAAATAATTGGCTCCGTTGTATGTGACTATCATATTTTCGGAATCTATAATCATTGTGCTTCCCGCCGTCATTATGGCACTGATCGTAAATTCTGCACTGGTTGTTTCCTGATAGATTCGCGGGTTAACGACCTCGCCATAAATCGTCATGGTAAATGGCGCTTTGATCGTCCCATGATTATACAGACTTGTCATATGCGGGTTATAAGACCACGGGAAGCCGCACCATTCACGCGAATCTCCGTTGCGCACGTTGAAATATGGAGCTAAAAACGTCCAATCATATACCGTGCGAGCGTTGGGGTAAATCAATCCGGCATCGTATAGTTCACCTGTATCATATTCTATTGTTTCGTCATATTCCGCCAAATCGGCATAGGCAAACGGCTCGCATTCAATCTGAACGGACACTTCGCCCAAAGAAAATAGGTTTGTAAGTCCCACGTCGGAATAGACCTTGCCGACATAGTATTTATCCGGTTCATCATCAAAAATAAGGTTTTTGGAGCCGCTATATCCGCTCAACCATGCCGCTATTTGCCTTGCACGCGTTCGCAATTCTGCTATGCTTGTGCCGATATACTTTAAATCAACCTCAATTATGCGGTTTTCGAAGGTGTTGTCACCGAAGTCATAAGTGCCATGTCGCCCCGGTATGGTCAATTCGCGTTTGACGAGCACGGGTAGCAGGGGGCGGTTAACGCTTTTGCAAACAATGCCGTATGTATTGGAGTGAACCCCTCCATAAGTAAAGCCTATCATGCGCCAGCCACCCCGCTTGCCCTATAATCCGTTTTCTGCATATTGTACAGTTCCCGGGCGATTAGCTTGATATCGTTATCGCTGCGGACAATCATGTTTGCGATATTAAATGTGTTGGTTATTGCGCCGTCAACTGGATTGCTTGCCCTTGGATTGCTTGGGTTATTATCAGCGGGTATGACAGCTTCGCCTTTGTGGATAAAAGCTGCCGTATCAAACGGGACAAAATTAGTGCCTTTTGCGAGGCGGGGAAGCGATACCTTGCCGAGTGTTGGTATTTTTACATCAATGCCTATTAGTTCTCCTGCTTTTGTGATAACGCCATTCAGCCCGGTTATAAGCCTATTTATTCCATCGACAGCACCGTTTACAAAACTTTCTATGCCGCCAAGTATTTTATTGATAACGCCTTTTATGCCCGTCCATATGCTGTTCCATATGTTAGTACTAACGTCTTTTATTTTGTTCCAAGTGTCGGTAAAACTGTCAATCATCGGCCCAAACAGTGACTTTATAGCATCAAGCACGCCGCTGAATATTTCTTTTATTCCATTCCACGCCCTGCCCCAATCTCCGGTAAACACGCCTGCCACAAAATCAATAACGCCCTGTAAAACCGTGAGCAATCCGCCAATCACGCCGCCGATGATATTTATGGATTCCGTGATGATGTCCTTGATATAAGGCCATGCAAATTTAAATGCGGCAACAATAAGATCAATAACGGGTTTGATCCCATCCCAAAGCCCCTGAACAATTTTAACGATTTTAGGCATCCATTCTTCAAACTTTGCGGCCAAAAGAGGAACGACTTCGTTTGATATGTATTCAAAAATTTCAACCAATGGCGGCAATATGGTCTTTACCACATAGTCAATTGCCTCTGTTACAAGAGGCCAGATATTCTCTATCCAGTATGTAAAGGCATCCATCAGCGGCGGCAATACATTCTGCGTTATGTTGTCAAAAGCCGCTTGGAGCGGAGGGAGAACGGTATCTATAATGTTTTGAACTGTACCCATTAAGGAGGGCAGAATTTCAGTCGTAAATATGTTAAACGCGTTTTGCAATGACGGTAAAACGGTAGTTGTGAAAGTTTCAAACACACCTCGCAAAATCGGAAACACGTTTTCCGATAAATTTCTGAACGCCTTTGACAATACCGGCAATATATTATCTATAAAGTTGCTGAATCCCGCTTGTAATGGCGGCAGAATATTATCAGTAAAAAATTGAAATCTCTGTTGAAGCAAAGGCAGCGTAGCATCAATTATCGGCTTCACAGCGGTACTTATATTATTAAACGCATTTGCCGCAAACTCCTGAATTGCGGGCATCTTATCGCTAAACCATGTCATTAAGTTGGACAAGACAGGTATTAATGCGCCACCTATGGATTCTTTTACCTCTCCAAACTGATTTTTAAGTATTTCAAGCTTACCGGCGAAGGTGGTTCCCGCCGCTTTGGCAGCGCCGCCAAACTCGGTTTCAAGTTCTTTGAGTATCAGCTTTTGCGCACCCATGACGTCTCCGGATTCCTGCATAGCCTTTATCTGCTCCAGCTGAGATTCGGTAAAGCTGACGCCAACCCTGCGCAATGCCGTAACGCCCTGTATTGGGTCATTGAGCGCCTTGCCCAACTGAATGGCGCTTGATTTAACGTCCTGTCCCAAAGCCTGAGACATGTTGAGCATGGTTTCGGTCGCCGCAGGGAAGACATCCTTCCCGATGTTTGTAAATGTCAGTAGCAGATTGTCGCCCGCGATAATGGCATCGTCTGAAAACTTAGTTGTTTTTTGTAGCGCGCTGGCCATATCCGTTACGGACTTAGCGGTTACGCCCGCCTTGCCGCCCGTTGATTCAAGTACGGTATTTAACTGTGATAAATTGTTTTCTGCCTCTGCCGCGTCCTCAATTGTGCTTTTAAAAAAATTGCCAACAGCCGTAACGGCACCTAGCGCAATTGCCGCCTTAACAATCTTTCCAAAACCAGACGAAACCCTGCTCGACACTGAATCAACCTTACTGTCAAAGCCGCTGATCTTATCTCCGGCCTTGGTTAAATTTGTGTTGAAATTATTTAAATTTGCTTCAATCCTAACGACCAAAGCGCCGATATCCTCATTCGCCATGTATTGTCACCGCCTTTACGGGCAGATTAAAGGCGCTCAGCAATGAGCGCCCATTAAATGAAAGCCTGATCGATGTACACGCCGCTCACCGGCTTATCCGACAGTTCCGGCTTGACTTCTTGTTGTTTTGCTGTAGCCAATAATTCCTCATAGGAGATAAAGTTGCTTTTATCCATATGAGGGCGCAAGGCAAGCCACAATTCCCACGTTTTTTCTTCGAGTTCGCGCTCTTTAATTTTTAAAAACTGAACGATAAAATCATCAACCGGCATATTAAAAATGAAATTTACATCATAATAATTTCGCAATATGGCATCGTATAAGTCTGCTGCGTCTATTTCGCAGCAAACTTGAAAAAACTTCCGAAATTTTTGTCCCCGAATAGTTCTTTGAGCAGCCCAACGAATTCATCCATCGGAAGTTGTTCAATATCTGATGGTGTTTTATCTTCCATATAAGCGATAAATTTAAATAACGACGCCATGACCTTTTCAGAGCTTTCTAAAAGCTTGTAAATAAGCTCAATAACAAGTTCCTTGTTGCCCTCCGCCTTTTTTTCTCCGAAAAATGTATCTTTTAAAATCGGCTTAAGCTCCGCGTCTGCAAGCATTTTTGCAAATGGGGCTATATCCTTTGCCAGCAACTGCCTCATAAATAATTTCTCCTTTTGTTTTTTAGAATATTGGGGGAGCGATTGCTCCCCCGCCGTTAATCAGACCCTTACGCAGAGGTTGTAAATTTATATGTGTGGGCCGCCGTCATGGCGATACCGCGAGTGTCCTTTACACCAATGCCAATAACGACATTGTAGGTCGTGGATGCCGTCATAGCGCTTTGCGTAAGCGTTATGGTTTCGCCGCCCACAGACTGCGATATTGCAGTAATCGGTATAGTGATAGCTCCGGTTGCCTGCACGATGGTAAAGTTTGCAGCCGTAACCGTGCTCGCCAAAACAGCCTCGCTGAATGTAATAGTAAGGTTGGTGGTCTGCGTCGCGGATGTCATTGACGCGGACGGTACGGCGCTTGAAAACAGCGGCGCGGTTGTGTCGGCAGTCGGGTCATACACGGCAGTAAACCAGCCCGTGCCGGTCCCGGCCGTATAATCGTCCGCATCGTCACGGGTGGAATATTTATACTTGCCATCGTACACGCGCGCGACAAACTTGCCGTTTAGCGTCGGGGTCTGCCAACTGATTGAACCACCCTTGGTTTCGTGTTCCATGGAGGGCTTTGAAAATTTGCCCTTAAGGAACCAGTAGTACGAATACCCGCCGTTGCTGCGCTTCGCTCTAAAGCCAAACGCCGTGTCAACAGGCTGATCGGTTGCTGTCTCTGCCATCACGCCGCCCGTGATGGTATGACCCATCAAAGCAGCGTAATCCTCCTGCGATATGTCTGCTATGCCAACGTCAAGCTCCAACTCGCCTATCGTTTCAGCGGTATCATACGGCCCATCGTCGGCAAAGATCGTCGCAACCTCCGAATTCGGGTTATAGGATACCGTCATAGCGCCCTTAAGCGCAACGGGCGTGTCGTAACTTACGCTTGCCGATGTGTCTGAGACAAGCAACGCATAATAAAATTTGTCTAAACCTATAAGAGTTTTTTTGCTCATTTAATGTTTCCTCCCCCGTTAAAAGTTTGGGTCTGAGTAGTCAACCCTGTACCGCATTGCCTTATGTATGATTTTTGTATCCGTTTCGTACAAATCCTCACAGGCAACCCGCGCAAACTCCAAACCGGTCATGACATCGTCAACGGCTTGCGCGTATGCGGTAAGGCTTGACTTTCCCCATAGATCAATTTGGTATGTTATCCCCGCCGCTATTTCCTGATTGTCCGCTGATAAGCTCACGTTGTTTGCAACTTCAAAGTAGCTTACAGATGGCAAACTGGTAAAATTCGGCGGGTAATTAGGATAAATGCCTGTCATAGTCGATAAAGCAGTTGCGGATTGCAAGGCAGTAACAACCGCTGATTTTATACTAAGCATTACAAGCCGCATCCTTCCTTAAAAGCTTTAGCAAGCATCTTTAAAATCTTTTGTTTGTTATTTTCGTAAGCCGGATATAAATAGGGATATTTGTATTCGACAACTTTGGCGTATTTAACGTTCGTTCCAACTTCTGATGCTATGACGCTTTCGTCGCTTTCTGCAAGCCGTGTTGCTATGCTGTTTTGCAGACGCCCGGTATCGACGCGAACATTTATTTTTGCATCCCGCTCGACAAGCATACCAGCCTGCATAACGGCTTGTTCTTGCTGTGTATACACTTGCTTACCGATAGATTTAAATTTTTCCGCAAGTTCTTTGCCGCCGTCAATGCCAATTTTCTTAACCATTATCCAGTCACCGGCCTTACAATCGCCTCGCAGTGATTCCCGTATTTTTCAATGCGGTAAATGTCGTATGTGCCGACGCTGTCAACAATCCTGCCTCCCTCTTGCGCAACCGTTAAAGCTTTCAAGAAAAACAGGTTTGTTATGCCGGAATCCGATATGCCGTACTCTTTAAACACAATTTCGCCGGATAGCGGCTGTTTGTTTGCCCGTTCAGTGGTTTGTGACGCTGTCCACGAAACGAACGGATTACCTTCCGCGTCATATGTTGTGTTGGCGCTTGACGGAGCGTTTTGCACCGTTACGCTGATATCAAGCAGCATTAAAACACCGCCTTTTTATGGGCGGAGAGCGCGCCTGCGTACTGCTCAATTAGCGGATTGTCCTTCCACGTATATGTCAATTTGCCCTGTGTCAGTTGTTTCAGCCCGACCGTGCCGTCCCGTTGCTGCCCGTATAAGTCTGCAACCATTGAAATTACCGCATTTTCAAGGTCGTATGGCAGCGTGCGTGCGGCATCAGGCGTTAACGTGTATCCCGCTGAGTAAGTAACCTCAATATTGTCAACGGGCGCTGTAGGCTCGCCCACAAGCCCTGTAATGTAGCCGTACCACGTCCATCCGTTTTCCTTAAACACAATGCCTTGATCCAGATACGTACTGTCGCTCGTGACATAATCAGTACCGGCGGTCAACGCCGCGCTATCCACCTTTATTGAGGTAATAGTGTTGACCGGATATTGATTTAAAACAAGCTTTTGCCGTCCCGAACCTTTGTAAAATTCGCTGTAAGTGTCCGCTATAAATTTGCGGCCGCAGTATTTTGATACCATGCCCGAAACGCTGTTTATGTGGCGTTCAAGCAGCTTATCCTTGCTGTAATCCCACGCGAAATAGCTGTAACTCGATATGGTAACGCCTGCGGTTATCGCCGCCGTAACCGAAATCGTACCGGCCGAGTAATCAACCGTTATTCCTGCGGTAGATATGGTGGTATCGGCTGTAGTGCCCTCATAAAATGTGCCGAAATAGTTGGGGGCTAAATCCGTATGTGCAAATTCAAACGTAGTATAAGCCGTGGATGTGGCCGTCAGGCTCTCAGAGGCCGTCACAGCCGTTAATGTGTACAAGCCGAGGTATAATCGGACGTTTTCCATTGTGGTTAGCGCCTGCGAAATTAAGGGCATTTACATATCACCCCCAAAGGGGAAGGGGTGATTGCTCACCCCTTCGTCACAACATTTTTGTTTGACGCTTTCCCCTTGTCCTTTGGATTAATCATTTTATTTGTGTCCGGCCTTTTCATATGCCTTACACGCAGGGTTCATTAATCGCGTCGCCCAGGATGCAAACTGCCGTATAAGTAGTCGTGCAAACGGCACTTTCTGGCGTGGCATAAACCTTGATATAGCGATTAGCACCCGCAAGGTCAACGTCAAACCCGTCCGCCGTTACGCTTGAGGTGGCGTTTATTGTTACGGTTGCGTTGGCGGAGTCGTAGACCGTATACGTGCCTGTGCTTTCGGTAGCATCGTACACATTGATGGTGATAACTGCGGTATCTCCCGCTGTCGCAACGGTCTGCACAACCACGCGCGCGGAAAGATAACCGTCGCGGTCAATAACGTTCGACATAACCGCGCTGGTCGCAGAGCCTGTAATTTTGCCGATAAAGCAGGCTTTTTCAATGACCTGTTCGATAAGTTTGCGCCTCATATTACATATGCCTCCTTACGAGCTGTGGTAGTTGTTCACTACCCGGAATGCGGTGTTGTGACGCAGCGCGAAGTCGTGCTTCTGCGTGATTTTCATGACGGTTTGGTCAAGGCTAAACGTGCTGTACAGCGTGCCGCTGACGTCATAGGTAGCCTCGTTGGACGCCATAAACTCAAACGCCATTTCCTCGCCGAACAGGAGCTCCGAAAAATCGCCGAAGAAAATGTCGTAGTACGTGGTGCCCGCCGTGCTGTTTGCGGTCGTGATCTGGTTGCTGAGCTTGAACGGGAAGCCGTTCAGCGTGCCGCGATTCATTTCGTCACGGTAGATGTACTGGTTGGTCGTGGTTTTGAGGTTGTAGAACTCGCCCCATGTCTTGCTGTTGAACACCCATCCGCAGCTTATCATCGGGATATTGTCGGTCATGAGCTGGCTGATGATCGTTCCGGGCAGGTCGGCGGTAATGGCTGCGGTGCTTACGGACAGGTTCGCGGTGGCAACGGACTTTTTGACACCCTTCGGGCTGAATTCAGTACCAAGTCCATACAGGGCGGTGTAATCCACCTTGAGGGCCATTTCCTGAATCATGTCGTCACGCACGAGCGCGTCCGCTTCGGGAGATGCATCGCGGATAAGGTCATTCGACACGGGCACAAGTGTAACCAACTTTTTGCTGGACAGCTTGATGTTGCCGAACGTTTCCTGCGATTTTGTGGCGTTCTGATTTTCACCGACATAATACGACGTGGCCCCACCGGTAAGTTTCGGGATATTCATATTGCCCTTGGGCATCGGCACGCGCCGCACCCCAAGCTGCATAACCGCAATCTTCGAGCGCAGAAGGGGGATAATGTCGCGGCTGTACTGCTCTGCAATTAGGAACCCGCCCTCGCTGGGTGTCGTAGCGGACAGCGCCTTAAGCAGTGCTTTAACCTCGTTGTCGTTCGGATACATGCCCGTCGCGGAGTTGGCTTCTTTGCCAGACGCATAAAACAGGGCCTTATCCGGATCGTTTTTGGCAAGCGTCAGGCATTTGATGGCGCGGGTAAAAGTAAAGCCGGGTTCCTTCTTTTCCTCGGTCTTGGGCTTCTGATCAAAAACATCTGCGTATTTGCGCTGCGTTTCCTCATACTGCTTTTGCTTTTCCTCATATTCCTTCTGTTTGGCGAGAATAGGATCTATTTTTTCGTCCATAACGCTTTTCATTTCTTCGAGTGTCATGCTAATTTTCCCCCTTAAAATAAATGTTGAGTTTGTCGTCTATCATTTTTCT